GTCCTGATCAAAAGTTCCATCATTGGGAATCTTCTTTAAAATACTAAATATGTAATGATGTAAAGGACTCAATACCCATTGAGTTCAAACATCTACCATTGCAATAACCCTAACCTTACCAGGCTCATTAAGATATACAAGTTGACCTAAATTACCTTTCGAGTAGGAACTACCCGAATATAATTTAGATAAACCCTCTGCTAAAGATTCAATATAAAATCATACATTTGATGAGACTCATGAACGTTTAAGTTCAGGTCCATTAAAGAATCATTTAATTGAATCCCACAGAGGTTTAACATTGTATAAAATAATAAGTGATCTGATCATCCCTGACGTAGAATTACCACGAAAGAGAGCTCAAAATCACCTACCTTTGCTTGCTTTAAATTTTACATTTAAATCAGTACTTAAACTCGGTCCAGTGTATTTGACATTTTTGATTCATTTTTTACCTTTGTAAAAATACAAATCTTCGTCAAATTCAATCACTGAACCTGCAGACTTAATAGCAAAGGGGTCAAAATGAAAGGAAAAGGGTTGTTGGAAAACACCAATAAGGTTGAGATACTTAGGAATGTAATTGTCAAGTTCCTCTCTTATAAAGAATTTTGATGGTGAAGTAATTGTTTCCAATTTCACCTTACCTTTATAAGGAAGAACACGATATAAATTACATATACTAAGAATTAGACGTATCGCACTAGTGTCCCCTTCTCGAATTCTTAATCTTAAATAAACCGGAATGATCCGTGGTAAACCATCATTACAGATGGAAATCTTCGTGTCATTATAGACACAAGAATGAAGTTCCTTATGGTTCTTCATCCCTACTGATTTCATAACATAAAGTCCACAAGACTTTAAGTATTTAGCAGTAAAGGTCAGACCCCTATGTTTATTTAATTTCAGAATTCTAACAATAAGAACACCAATACTTTTTATAACATTCTTGTTCATTAAACCATTCACTGAAAGACCCACTAATAATAGTGAGTTAAACAGTGATTTGACCGATTTTACACGGTCATGCCAAGAGAAGATATGTTTCAAGTGTCTCAGCCTGAGTTTCTGATAATGGAAATAAGTAATGGAAAAGAAATTTTTCATAATTATAAACTATTAAAAGAAAACTTAGTCAAAGGCATTCCTGTTATACTTATGTCACCTAGTATCTATCAATTAATATTGCACAAAGTGCTAACGATAGCTTTATTACCGGTTGTTAACCCGTATAACACAGAAGAAACATTTAAATCTTTTCTACTTCGGTTTACC